TACTCCGACAAATGCCAATGACGCAGCAAACAAAAGTTATGTCGATGGCGTGGCGCAAGGTCTTAATGTCAAAAGTTCAGTTGTAGCTGCGACAACCACAAACATCACGCTCTCGGGCGCACAGACCATTGACGGCGTTTCTATCGTTGCTGGCAATCGCGTACTTGTTAAGAATCAGACTACCGCTACCCAAAACGGCATCTATGTTGCTTCCGCTAGTGCGTGGGCGCGTTCAGCCGACCAGCAAACCCCAACACAAGGCGACTTCACCTTCGTTGAACAGGGAACGGTCAACGGTTCACAGGGCTGGATTCTCGCTAACGGTTCGACTACTTGGACTCAATTCTCAGCAGCTGGCGAATATACAGCTGGTACCGGTATCTCGATCTCGGGTAATACGATCTCGGTCGCTTCGACTACACCGCAAAAATACTCAACGACCCTTTCAACATCTGCCACGACTTACACCATCACCCACAACCTCGGAACACTCGATGTGCTAGTGCAGGTTTACGCCGTAGCCGATGGCTCTGAAGTTACAGTCGATAACCTTCGCGCTACGACCAACACAGTCACGCTTAACTTCTCGGTGGCTCCTTCTGCGAACGCTTATCGCGTAATCGTAATCGGATAGCCTTATGAGCAAGAAGGCTCTTGACCCAGTAAATATCCAATATCTGTCTGCCGCACCAACTTCTCCTACGCTTAACGCTGGCGATATTTATTACGATACAACTCTAAACTCACTTCGTACATACAACGGTTCTGCATGGATAACTGAAACCCCGCTGGGCTCGACTTCCGCTACGGGTATAGTGCAACTGACAGACTCGACATCTTCTACTTCTACGACTACGGCTGCAACGCCTAACTCAGTCAAGACTGCCTATGACTTAGCCAACGCCGCAGTATCTAAAACTGCGTATAAGGCTTCGTGGGGTAGCGACTCAGTTCTCGAGACTGTTCCTAGAGTTATGGCAACGACTTCAACAACGCTTGCCTCTGGGTTAATAAGATTTACTCAAGTAGTTTCAGTTCAAGATATTACAGTTTCATCTATTTCATTTGCTTCAACTACCATCGTTTCATCTGGTCTAACCTTGGCAAGATTTGGCATCTATGCAATCAGCGGCTCTAACCTTTCTTTAGTGGCAAGAACTGCAAGCGATACGACTATCTTCAACTCAGCAACAACGATCTACACACGCTCGCTTGATACAACGGGTGGGTATCCTGCTTCGTACACAATGACTGCTGGAACTCGTTATTACATAGCACTCATTACGGTTGGAACGACTGCTGGCGCTTATACAACGACAGCAAATATCGGAGCAGCGCTAGCAGGTCTTTCGCCGGTGTTGGCTTATTCGCTAGCGAGCCAATCTGATTTGCCGACAACATCAACCATCGCATCTTTGACAATTTCATCCGTTCCGGGTTACGGAAGGCTCTCATGATAGAGACAAAGTACATCGGCATCGTTGATGGCTTGGATACTTGGGAAGTCTATAAAGACGGCGTTCTGATAGGTTCCAATCAAAGCGCACCAACTGATAGCATTACACCAGCCTGATTTACAAGGGGCATAACTAAGGGGACACTATGGGTCTGATCGACCGTCTTGCAAAAGCAGTAGCACAACAAATTGAGAAGGCACCGAACAGTAATTTGCCAGCGGGCTCAGTCGTAATGACGGAGCAACAAATGCGTGATGCAAATACTCAGAACACTTACGGACAACAGACTCCGCTACCTCGAAACCCAATTCTTTCTGGCGTTCCCTTTGGTCCGGGTACTCCAATTATGCCGGGTGCAATTAACCCACTTCGTGATGATGGTCGTGCAGATCCACGCCGTTACGAATACCAAGTTGCGCAAAACATTAACATCGGAACCGCACAGAAGCTCGTTCCATTCGACACACTACGCGGAGCCGCTGAGCAGATCGACATTGTTCGCCGTTGCATAGAAGTTCTCAAGGCTAAGATCTCAGGACTCGACTGGGACATTACTATCGCTGAAGATGCAAGCGAAAAGATTATTGCCGAGATCGGTGGAGATCACACTCGCGCTATGAGTCAGGCTCGCTCTAAGTTCTCAGACGAGATCTATCGCGTTCGCACATTTTGGGAAAACCCAGACAAGGCTAACGGACTCACATTCATTGACTGGATGATGATGTCGCTTGAGGAAATCCTTGTTCTCGATGCTTGGGCTATTTGGCCGCAACGAACAGTTGGCGGAGATCTATACGGACTGCAAATCCTTGACGGCTCTACGATTAAGCCTTTGCTAGACGATCGCGGAATGCGCCCAATGCCACCGCAACCTGCATACCAGCAAATTCTTTACGGCTTCCCACGCTCTGAGTTCCAAGCAAACTCAGACGATATTACCGCCGATGGCGAGTTCACTTCAGACGATCTGACTTATCTCATCCGCAACCGCCGCGCTAACTCAGTCTATGGATCATCACCGGTTGAGCGTTGCTTGCCTTTGGCTGATCTTTACTTACGCCGTCAGCAATGGCTACGCGCTGAATACACAGATGGCGTATCTCCAGAGATGATGCTTACATCGGATGCAGACTTCGGTAATGATCCGCTTGTAATGAAGCAATACGAAAACATAATTAACGATAACCTTGCTGGACAAACCGAGCAACGCAAGCGCGCTTTGATCTTGCCTTCTGGTTTGAAGCCACAGTTCTATGAAGGTTACGGCGAGAAGTTCAAATCAAATCTTGACGAGTATCTGATCACTTCGATCACAGGTCACTTTGGCGTACTGCCTACTGAAATCGGATTCTCCGCTAAAGGTGGACTAGGTGCTTCGGGTCACCAAGAGGGAGAAGCTGAAGCGGCTCAATCTATCGGCGTTGCTCCGCTAGTCCAATGGATTGCCAAGATGCTTACAAACCTTTCTTACACATATCTTGGAATGCCACGCGAACTTGAGTTTAAGTTTATGGTCGGCGAGATCCGCGACAACGAACAAATGGCAAAGAAGTCTGATCTCGAAGTCCGTGGAGGAACCAAGACTCTTAACGAACGCCGTAGCGAACTTGGCTTGCCTTTGCTAGATACTCCAGCCGCAGATCAACCAATCCTTGTCGCTGGTAATGGTGTTTATCTATTCACCCCAGAGGGAATCGTAAACGCCGCCGCTCCAACACCGGGTCTTGAAGATGTGTCAGATGATGTTGATCCTTTGGCTCCAGTTAAAACTGAACCAGATTCAGAGCCAAATTCAGAGCCAGATTCAGAGCCAAAAACTGACAGTCAGAATTCAGAACCTAACACTCAAACCTCACAGGAAGCGGATTATCAAAAGGCTGGCGTTCCTTCAATGCTAGAAGCCGAAGCCGCTCTTTCTCGATTGTTTGTACTGCCTAATCCTGCCGGTGATGCAGTCGAAACCGAGGATGACCCAAGCGATTTCGTTGAAAGCCCATGGCCAACTACCGAGCAAGTCGTGGTCGATCCCGATGTCTGGCAGAAAGCCAAACTCACTCTCGTAAATGTCAAGGATCTCGTTGCGACCGATACGGTTATGGATCGTGAAAAGGTTGCCGATCGTATTAAGGCGATGGGTCAATCTCTTAAGCCGTTCCGTAATTATCCGCTCGTATATGACGATGGCGAAAAGCAAATCATCATTGATGGACACCACCGCCTCTTTGCAATGTGGCTCTTAGGAATGGATCAAGTACCTGTATGGGTGGGCACTCCTGATATGGCTAAAGCCGCGAGCGCAGAGGTCAAGGCGTTCTTGAAGTGGGCTAAGAAAGGAAACGCCGCTCGTAGAGATTTCGAGTTCAAGGCTCTGGATCCGATCGTGGCAGATGCTCTGAATCGTTGCGCTTTCGATGGTGATATGGAAACCGCTCGATCGCTAGCGAAGGCATACATCGCATAATGCTTGGCGTTCATCAAGTCGATGGGCGAATTGCTCAAGGAGCGGCTCTTAAAATTCGAGCCGCTCTGCAGCAAAGTGTTGATGCTAAAAAGATCGTTCTGGATTACCTACACACGCATCCGACTGTTAGCGAGTTCATTTCTCAAGATCGCGCTCGGGCTAGAGCGTGGGCGATGCACAATGTCACTCTCAATAACGATGCTCTAAAGTCTGCGCTTCGCCAACATTACGCCGATATGTATGTGACTGGTATCGCTTCAACTTTTGACGCTTATGGTGCCGCGTTAAGATCGAAGAAGGCAGAGAAAAAACCAACTCATAACTGGGATTCGGTGGCTTGGGCTAATGAGATACTCGAGAATGCGATTCAATGGGATAAATGGGAACCGGGCAACTTTGCAGCAAAGGCTTTATTGAAACCACCGGGCGGATTAGAAAAACTGCTTGGAAAGATTACGCTCACCACACAAACCCTTAACACCACAACTTATGACCAAATCGGTAGCCGCCTTGCCGAAGGTTTCTCTATTGGTGCAAGCCCAACAACTCTTTCAACAATGTTAAAAGATGTAGTCGGATCGCCAGAGCGTTCTTTAATGATTGCGCTGACTGAGGGGTCTAGAGCTGCTAATGCCGCCGCAGTAGATTCTTATGCCGCTTTAGGCGTTGAACAGATTCAATGGGTTGCATCTGATCCTGAAGATGAAGAATGCGATATCGATGGCGAAATTACCGATGTTGATGGCGAATTTAGTAATGGATTAGGCGCAGACGATCTGCCAGTCCACCCAAACTGCAGGTGTTCTACGATGGGTGTGCCGCCTGAACCTTCGAGCAGTTCTGATAACTCAGACGATCAAGCAACCGATGAATAAAAGCATTACAATTACACGATAATCCGAGAGAAGGAATCCAATGGCTCTTAACCACTCAAACATCACAGTAGGAACTACTCCAACACCTTTGGTTACCTTGCCGAACGGTGTGGGTTATGTAGCAGTTCAAATCAACAATCGAGATTCAGCCGCTATTTTCTTAGGCGATAATGCGGTAACAAATACAGTCGGTCTAAATGGCGGACAAAACCTTGCGGCAAATGCCAGCGTTCAAATTTGGATGCACGGCAATGAAACTATTTACGCCGTTTCAGCCGCTGGGACTAACACAGGCGCAGTATCGGTTATTTACTCAGCCTAAACAATGTCAGATACTTTTGTACCGCCAGCAGGGGTAGCCGCCGCCGCTAAACGCGCTCTCGGTTGGATCGCTGACGGACACGCAGGGGATGGATTTACAAGTACGGGTCGCACTCGCGCTGGACAACTTTCAAGGCGAGAAGGATTATCACGCGATACCATTATGCGTATGGTGAGTTTCTTTGCTCGCCACGAAGTCGATAAAAAAGCAGAGGGATTTAGTCAAGGGGAAAAAGGATTTCCATCACCGGGTCGTGTGGCTTGGGATGCGTGGGGTGGAGATGCTGGAAAGTCTTGGGCTGAAAGCATTGCCGCGAAACTTAACAAGGAGAAAACAGTAATGAATGATTTCGCTAACTCATACGCCGCTATCGTTAAGCAAGAAAAGCAAGAGGATGGATCGCTACTCGTCTATGGCAAAGCAACTGATGACTCTTTGGACATTGATCAACAAATCTGCGATGACACTTGGCTCTCCTCTGCAATGCCTGAATGGTTCAAATCAGGTGGAAACATTCGTGAACAGCATTCCTCTATTGCGGCAGGAGTAGCAAAAGAATATGAAGCGAAGCCAGATGGTCACTACATTACTGCTCTCGTTGTTGATCCTGTTAGCGTTAAGAAAGTGGAAACAGGCGTTCTTAAAGGCTTCTCAATAGGTATTAAAGCACCTCGCGTTGTGCGTGATCAAAAAGCCGCTAATGGTCGAATCGTTGATGGACAAATCGTTGAGGTTTCTCTTGTCGATCGTCCTGCTAACCCAAATGCAAAACTTATGCTCGCTAAATCAGTAGATGGCGAAGCAGGACTCGTACAGGTAGAAGAACTTGTCGAGGTTGAACTACCAATCGAACAGAAGGATAAATCTATGCTCGCCGAAGTTATCAAAGAAATCCACGCGGATTCAGTTAAGTTCGATCAGGCTTCGTATGATGCCGCTCGTAAGGCTATTGCCCAACTGATTATCGCTGAAGCAAGCGAAATGGCAGATACAGATTCAGACGAGCGCGATGATATCGACACGCTTTTGTCAGCTCTTAAGCACCTCTTTAATTTCAAAGATGGTGAAATCGAGGAAGGTGAGGCTATGGCTACCGATGCAAGTATGTTGGAACTCTCTGCAAGTAAAGATGCAGATTCATCTGAAGGTTGCGACTGCGATGGTTGCGTTGCTTGCCAAGAAGATGGCGGATGCGATGATAAAGTTTGCAAGGGTTGCACAAAGATGTCCGTTAAGTTTGTAGGCAAGTGCCTAGAGTGCGGATGCGGTCAAGTCGGAGATAACCACGGCAAGACTTCAGTTCAGATCGCTGGCAACAACGGCGGAATCCGTACAACTTCAAATGTATCTACTGCACAGATCGTAACT